TGATAAACCAGTTCGCGAACCTTCCGGCCCTGCCGCTGAACAAAAAGAATGACATCATTGACCACCAAGGCGCGGAAATACTTGCTCCCGTAGCTGGATTGCCGGGCCGCCCGGACGTTGGAGGGCGTGATTGGCGAATCGGTCGTCGTGCTCCCGAGCGTCCATTCATCACCGGCCGTTCCAATCAAAAGCTGATCCTGCGAGGTCATCCATTGAATCGGATTCGCCTCCTGTGAGGACAGCGAAAAGAACAGCCCCGAGTCATCATTTGTGCCAATGCGGAAATTCTCGAAATCGTCCGTGTTGCTCCCCCAAATGGACTGAGGGCGCTTTCTGGTGCCGCCGTAGTAAATTCGCTGCTCATGAAGTGACACGGTGCGCGGGTATCCCTGAATATCGCTCCACGCCCCTTCGCTCCAAATCTTCGTTGCCGTGGTCGCGTAAAACGAATTTTTCACGCTGGCTGTGACGACGCGGGCAGATGTGTATCCTGTGATCTTGGCAAAGCCATATTCCCGAGAATCCCGCAATTCAAGTTGAGCCCTCGGGTTGGAACTTCCGCTCACCCAATCGTCAACCGTGATGCGCAGGAGGCTTTCGGTTTCCTCAGTGCCGGTAGCAGAAACATTTCGATCCCCCTCCGATTTGTATTCCCGAACGGTTTCCCAATTTGAACCATTGTCCAGGCTTCGCTCGATAAGAACCGTCGCCGTCCAGGTGCCGTAGGTGACAAACTCCCAATCCCCAAGAACAGCCACGGATGACGAGGAACCATCGGCGGTAATCGGATGGGAAATCGTTGATCCTGTCCGGGAATGCCCGAGCTGGTAATAAGACCCGATGCTTTCCGTGGTGAATTGGCTGTGAAGTTTCCATTTCCCGTTGGCAAGGTCAGTTGCAAAGCTGGCCGTTGAAGTGTGGTCAACCGTGGCGACGTAGATGCTCCCACCATTCTGGCGATATTGGCCCTTTGTGTAAGCTGTGGTTGACGCCCATGCGGGAGCCGTGGCGGTTAGCGTGATCCCGTTTCCGGTGGTTGCGCTCGCGGCAATTTTAATGTCCGTGATATTCTCATCCAGCAGAGCGGGCCAGTCGGGAACGATTTCGAGAAACGTCCAGTCATTATCAGCCAGTCGGGAAAGTTTTTGCGGGGCGTGGGACGGATGAACAAAAAACATCACGTCGTTGATTTGGATGAACTGAATCTCTCTCAGTTCGCTTTCCATGTATGGCGTGGAAACCTCCAGGGGATTCCCTGGGCTGGCAGGATCTTCAACAAGAGCCCCATCCATCCAAAAACGGATATAGGTTTCGCCAGCCTCCAGAATAAAGCTGGTCGTCGTGGAAAAGTTGAACCCAATCAAGATGCAAATCTTGTCGGCCTCCTTTGCCGCCCCGAGATATTCTGTCCCCGGCCGGCGGTAAGCCCCGCCATATGGCATGATGATAAAATTCTCCAGCGTTTTGCAGCCGCTGGCGTATTTTTCAATATCGCTACGCGCGGCAAGATACGGGGAAAGTTCTCCCGCGTTGAAGCTTGGAATCAGTTGGGAGAATGGCATTACCAATACGGGAACCAAGCGGCTCCCCGGCCTCCGAAGCGTGAACTCACAAGGTCGCTCGATACATAGGGCAGCGCCGGATGATTTCGGCCAACATAAGCGTTGAGCCTGCGCGCCTCCGGGCCGGTCAGTCTCACGTATTCCTCAAGCAGCCCGGCGGCAATTTGATCGCTTCCGGTCAGCGGCTTTGCGATGCGGGCGGCCAGCTTGACCGAAAGCGCCTCGGAAAACAGCGGGGTGAACAAATTTCCGTCCGTGACGCGCTGGATGTATTTAATAATGGCCTCGGCCTCGTTTGTGAGAAGAACGGTTCCTTGAACCTCGAAATAGCCCTGAGACTGGTCGAACCATTGCCGGTTGAGCGAGAGAACCCGTAGGCAATCCGATGGAAGCTGGAATTTGTTCTCCCACTCCAGAAGCGGCGTCCCGGTCAGTTGGGAAAGCTGGGCGGTCGTGGTCGCGAAGCGCCATGGGTTCGACTGTAAGACCTCATCTCGGGTTTGGGCGTAAAACGCATTGCAGTAGCGGGCATTGTTGGAGTCTTCCTCAATGTTGAGGATTTGATCCTCACTTATCCGCGCCAGCGCGAGGTTGCATATGGTGACATCGGACGCCATGAAATCAAAAGCTTCTGCTGCGCCCAAGGTTCCCCCTGGGCGCAGAGTGAAGCCGCTGGATTACGGCATCCGGTAGAAGCCGCGAACGACGATCTTTTTCCCGGCGGTAGGAGCGCCGGAATGGGTCATTGTTGCGAGAACCGTCCGATTGGCCTCCGTGTCCACCGCGAAGGGAGTGACCGCAATCGCGTTGGTGGGAGTGACTGCCGTTTCGGTCTGCGCTGCCGTCAGCGGAATGGAGGTTCCGCTGTATCGCCCCGCGCTACCGGCATCGCCGATTTGCGTGAAGACAACAGAGGTTCCGCCAACCGCATCCGTGGAGATGCGCATTGTTCCGGGATACAGGATTGCGCCGATGGGAAGCTTGAACAGTGGCACGACGTCCGCTGTGACCTCCGCCCCGGTGCAGGTGTATGTTCCGAAGAACTGAACGGTTTCACCGGAAGTAAGCTGCCCGTTGGGGCGCGCCGCAGGATTGCCCTGCGATGCCGCCTGCTTCTGGTATGTGTCGGTTCCGAGTAGTGTGGCCATGATGATGTTTTCCTTTCGTTTTTTAAGGCGTAAGCGCCGTGATTGCCGTCTCGACCGTCGAGGTATCGTCTCCCGCTTTAATCAGGCCAAGGTAGCCAAATACTCCTTGGATCTGTGCAGACGAGGGGTTGATAACGACGCTCACCGGGATTCCCTCGGGTTTCGTTGCTCCTTTTTTGATTGTGGGAGTCGAAACCAGTAGCCCCGGATCGCACCGCTCGAATTTGACGAGGTAAGCAGCCATGATTAAGGCAGGGTTGTGTCAACGGCGATTTGCACCACCTTGACTTCCTCCATGCGGACAGCGCCAACCAATCCGGAGTGTCGGAGTTGCAGCGCGTGGCTCTTGTCGGCGCGAATGTCCATGTAGGAGCGCGGGCCGGTTGTGGCGAGCTTCATGCCGCTTTTCACCCAGCCGGGCAAATAACGAACACCGCTCACCGCGGGAAGCACGTTGACGGACGACACGCGGCGGAATTTGAAACCCATGTAGGTATCAACCTTGCCCTCGACCAACGCCTTAATGGTGTTGTAATCAGAGTTTGTGATTTCCGTGGTGCGCAGAAGGTCATTCAGCTCCTTGGCGGTGATTGCCAAAACGCGGGCCTCCTCGTCGTCGCTGTCGCCGTCGTCCAGGATGAACTTGGCGCGCCGGAGCTTGCCAATGGTCAACCCGCTGTTGGCCGCGGAACCTGTTTCCACGTAGTCAATCAAGACCTTCTGGCCGGATGGCAGAGGCGTGTTGGTCGTGGTTTCGATGCCAAGGGCCGTGACGGACGGAACAACCGCGTCACCGAGAGCGGCAACGCAGAGGATGGTATCCTTGAGGCGGTTCCAGCCGTAAACATGAGCCTGCATAACATCGCTCTTAGGGAGCGAGATTTGACCCAGAAAGGCTTCGTCCCATTCGTCGAACAGGTCGGCCTTGTCATAGGCACCTTGCGTCAAGCGGCGCTTGCCAAGCGGGGTGTCAGTGATGACGGTTTCGCGGGCTCGGGAAAGGATGCTCTGGAAATCGGCTTTGCCAATCTGATTGAAATCCTTGCTCTTGCCGGTGAACGGAGCCGAAACAGAATAGGGCTCCAACATGCTCTGTTTCTGCTGAGACAGAGCTTCAAAGTTTGTGCTGTATTCCAGCGGGTAGTGCGCCGGGATGTAGCTATTTGCGGACATGATTTAATCTCCTTGAATTTTGTGGGTTTAAGTTCGCCCTCGGCTGTCAAGGTTGTCCGTTGCCGGGCCCCTGCCATTTGGGATGCCGTTAGGCGGGCCACACAAAGGAGGTTGTCCGCTTACTTGCTGAGTCTTGCGCTTATCGGTATTTCGCTAATTGGTCAAGGAAATGTTTTGACTCGACCTTAATAAACGAGAAAGCCGCCATCCGTCGCACACCGGATGACGGCCCTCAGATGCCCGTTAAGGCAGATTCGTTTATTTCGTTTCCTGCGCCAGAAGCGACCGAACATGTGCAACCGTGTCCGGGTCGCCATTCTGGTATTTCTGATAACTCGGGTTCGCGGGATTCGTCATGATGTCCTTGGCGGCCCCCCCTGGGCTTTGCATCCCTGCGGTTTCCTTCGACCAGGTGTCATCCGAGAGCTTTTCCGAGAGCCTCAGAATGGCCTTGAGCGTTTCCGGATCGCGAAAGCCTGGCGCGGTCGTCGGGTCAACGCCAACCATCTTCGCGGCCTGTTCGACGCGCTTGATGTTCGCGCCGTAATTGCTTCCCCAATCCCGCTGGAGGATCTTCGTTCCCTCCTCAAGCTGTTTATTCAGTTCCCCGTTGATCGCGTCGTTTCGCGCGGCCTCCTGCTTCACGCGGAAGTCGAGGTATTCCTTGATGGCTGCTGCGGGAATGTTGTGCTTATGCGCGAGCTCATAAAGCGGCTTGGCAAGATCATCGTTCCACTCAACGCCCTCGGGAAGGTTCTCGGGCTTGATTTTGGCGTATTCCTCCACGGTGGAAAGAGCGCCAATCTTCGAGAGGTAGGCAGCGCGTTCTTCCGGCGTAGCCTTTTCGTCGGGGACAAAGACAGCATTGGAAAGCCGTCCCTGCCGCGATTCGAGCGAGAGGTAGGACTTCCCAAGGTTTTCAACGTCTGGCTTGCCGTCGCGCCAGAACTTTTCCGGGATGTATTCCGGTCGCTGGTCGGCGGCCTGGGTCGTTGAATCCTGTTGTTGGGTTGCCTGTGTGGCGGTGGAAACAAGCGTTGTGGTGTCCGCCTGCTGGGTGGCTGCTGCTGTGGCTGTATCGGGCATAAAATATCAAGTTGTCGTTAACGCGGCTTGATGGGCTGGGTTAAATGAGGTCGGCGAGGTCTGCCGCTTGCAGGCGAATATCCGGGTAAACCTCGGAAAACTGACTGGCGGGCCAGTTCTTTTTTCGCCACTCGACGACATTCCGAGAGATGTCCCCCCGGTCATCTTGCGGGACTGGCTCACCGCTCGGGCGAACGCCGCCGGTTCCAATCTCGTCACCGCGAACCGGCGCGGCGGCGGGATGATCCTGGGTTTCGTTTTGGGTTTCGCTCGCGGATTCAACCGGAGCCGTCGCTTTTTTCTTTCCTCGTGGCATGGCTATTTTTTGATCCTGGGTTTCTTTTTTGGTTCGTCCTCAATGGACGTGTTGAGAATGTCATGGATGCGAATAACCGCGTCCCGGTGTCCGTCTTTCAGCGCGGCCTTGAGCGGGTCATAGGCCGCGTGATCCCCGCGGTCTGCCAGCATGAAAACGCGCTCAGTCAACCCGGCGGCTTTCCCCATGTCGGCAAGCACGGCCTGGCCGTCTTTGGTTTGAAAAACCCGGCGATACAGAGAGACGCGGTGAAAAATTTCCTGATCGGCTTTTTTCTTCCGTTCGGCCTGCTCTTTGATTTGGTCGGGTGTCATGCTGCTTTCTGCAATGCTCCCGCAAGCGCGCTGTCAGACTTCACCGAGCCAGCGTTTTTCGCGGCTTCTGAGGCGGCAAGCGCCATTTGCATTTCCTGTGCCTTCTGAATTTCCTGTGCGCGGGCATCTCGGATTTTGTCGCGCTCATCCTCATCCAGGAGCCAATCCGCAGGCATTCCGTCATTGCGGCTGGAATCGCGGGCAATGGTATCAAGATCGAAGTTGTCCAGAATATCAGGGCGGTTCGCGGCCATCGGCCCGAGTAATTCCATGCTTCGATAAAACGCCGTGTTTTCGAGAGACTTGATCGCGAGAGCGATTCGCGAATTGTAGGAAATTTCAGGGTCTGGAATTGCCGGGCCGTTCTCGGTGTTTATTTGCAACTCAGTCGGAGCGGCTGGAAACTTGCCCGCTCGGGCCAGAATGCCGAAACAGCGGCGCAACAACGGCGAAATAACCTCAGTCGTCAGGCGGTCGAAAGCCGGGGTGAATTGAACAAGCTTCTCCGCGCTGCGCTCAGCCACTTCACGGGCGGTCATTTGCTTGTCCAGAGAGGCAAACATTTTGAACATGTCCACGTAAAAGGCTTTTTCGATGGCCTCCTTTTTCAGCTTCTCGCGATCCAGGCCGATGTCATACCGCCCGCCGGTCATCCATTCTTTCGGAAGCGCGTTGGGCATGTTCTCATTGAAAACCGTCATGCCGCCCGCCCGAAGGTCAACCTCATCAACCATCGTCGAGGGAACCAGAAAGCGAGGGAATGCGCTGACTTCGGCGAGAGCATCCATTTGCTTCACGAGAAAGTTGACTTGCCGCGCCTCCGGCAGCGCCATCCAGCCGGGGCAATAGCCATATACGGAATCACCCCATTTCAGGAATCGGCCGGCGAAAAATGGCTTCTCGTCAAAGCCTGTGTTTTCAATCACGTGATTGTCCCCGACTGACCAATAAACGGAAGCCCATGGCTTGTTCTTTTTGTCAGCCTTGCCCGGCTCGCGGTCGTCATCGGAGCGCGGATAGATGGCATGTCCAATCGGGAATGTTCCCTCGATCTTTCCGCACTCCTGAAACTTGGCCCATGCTTCCTTCATTTTCGGGCTCAGAGCATCAATCCCGAACTTCTGAACGAGCTTGCGAATGTCGTAATTCAGCTCGCGGAAAAGGGTATCAACAATCCCCTCGTCATCCTCGGCGATGTAATAGCTCGCGATGGATTGGGTTTGAAAATTGAGTGAAGCCTGTTTGCCCGGCATCACAACAATGCAAGCCGTCCCAAAAGCCCCACTGTCGTTGTAATATTCATGGATCTCAGCTGCGAAATTCGAGCGGGCCAATTCGAGCCGCAAAATCTCCGTGCATTTTTGAAACCACTGCTTCACGGAATCGGAATCCATGCCAGAAGGGGCGTCCAAGGAAAACCATGCGGAGGCGGACGGGGTGATGTAACTCAGCATCCCATTGGCAAGAACCTGATTCGCCTGCACCGCAGTTGAATCAAAAAGGACATCGTTGTATTGCGTCCCCGGCGAGTTCTGAACGTGATAAATCAGGTTCGCCTTTCTCGGCATGATGTAGCGTGCCAGATCATCCCAAAGCGCATCCCACACGGAACGATCGCCCTTGAGCGAGGTAAGCCGCTGCCCGCATGAAAGCGCGAGTTGAACCCCTGACCTCCTTGGCTTTTTCTCGGCCATTACCCGCCAAGCAAAGTTTTCTGACCAGCCGCTTTTGGAGTCAGAGAGCCGGACGATTCCCCGGCAATGAGGGTTGAGCGAATGCCCTTGCGTCGGGCGGCCTGCTGCTTCTGATCCTGCGAAGCCTGCTGGCTGTCAAGATTGGAGGTCGTTGGAGGGGGCGGAGGCGCTGCTGGCGCGGGAGGCGGGGAAGGAATCGAAATCGGCGGGGCTTCGGGAAACGAAATCTTTTCCTGCTTCGGAGGCTTTGGCGTGGAACCCCCTCCGAACTGCTGTTGTTGTTCCTTTAGCGCCTGAAAGCCTTCGCGTGAGTGCTGAAAAGTCATAGAATCGAAGTGGATTTCCCCGTCGTTGAAAGCCAATCCATTGCAGCGGATTGGGAATAAAGTCAATAATGTTTTGACTCGACCCTGAGAATGCATAAACGAGCCATGCGTTAGTTTTATCGAATTGATGCCACGGGTCTTCGATTAATGATGGGTCGGCGAAGCGGTCAATTGCGCGTCCCATAATGAAGAAATCGGGGGCGGAAAACACGTATCCGGTCGAAATGTGGGCGGCAATATCCTCGTCAAACGAGCGCGGCTGCGGGAATTTCGTGTAAAGCCCGGCGATGATGTCAAATGGCTTCACATTAAAACCCTCGGTCTTGGCCCCGTCCTTGTTGGCTGAACATCCCTGATTCCTGTCATCACCGCCGGGCGACTGCGGTTAATAGCCCCTTTGGAAACCTCGCTCCCACCTCGGATCATCCCGGCCATTTCAGCCTCTGCCAGCGTTCGCAGGGCATCCGATGGATGCGATGACCAATCGTGAACCGGAACGTCAACCGCAATCCCTCCCCCACTCTCCCGGCGCGTGTGATAATTCGCGAGGGCTTCAATGCCAAATTCGCACGCCGGAAGGCGGAATGTCATCCTCGGCATGAGTTGGCGAAGGCGGTTGATTCCCACCCAAATATCAAGCGTCCTGGGCACAACACGCACATTTTGCAGCCCAGCCGTGACCATCTCGCCTTGAAACGTGATTCCGCTTTTCTGAGTCGCCATCGCATCATGCGGCAAAAAATGCTCCCCGAGCGGATAGCCCTTGCCCATGATTCGAGCCGCGCGCTCAACAGGGGTTAGGTCGAGCTTCTTGTCGT